CCAAGTACGGAAATAAGAAGGTCACGATAAATGGCATCAAGTTCGATTCTAAGTGGTAAGGCGAGCGCTATCTATACATCAAGTCGCTCGAACGCGCTGGGCGTGTTAAAGACTTAGAGCTACAAGTGCGCTACAACCTGATCGTCAACGAACAGAAGATATGCGCCTACATTGCTGACTTCCGCTACAAGCGCGAAGACAAAGACGGCGAGTGGCACGAAATTGTTGAAGATGCCAAGGGCGTTGAAACTCCTGAATTTAAACTAAAAAAGAAGCTCATGAAGGCTTGTCTGGGCATAGAAATATTTCTTTCCAAAAAAAGTGCTTGACGTACCCCACGCCATATGGTTATGTTTGGGACTCTAGTAACTTAAAGCGGAAAGGAAACGACATGAACAGTCGTGAGCTATTCGAACGTCGAGAAGAACTCAAGCATGTCATCAGTGAGATGCGCCTTGAACTCAAAGACGTTGAGGAACAACTCTCAGATACATTTCTACCCGTAGCAAAAGACGTGCTGCGCTCCAACGGTAAAGACTTCGGCACTGCCCAAATCACAGAGGGCAACCAAAGGCTCAAGGTAACTGTTGGCAAGAAAGTATCTTGGGATCAAGACAAGCTGCGTGACAAGTTGAACGCTATGTCTCCAGAAGATGCACATCACTACGGAAAGCTGACGTTTGCCGTAGAAGAGCGCAAATTCACAGCCGCACCTCCAGCTATCAGAAGTGAGCTTGAAGAGTGCCGTACAGTAGAGACAGGCCGCGTTACAGTCGAGGAGGTAGAATAATGGCTTTGCAGATTATCACAGCAGATCAGCGTTTAGCTGAGAAAAAGGGCCACAAAATTGTGGTGTGTGGATCAAGCGGTGTGGGTAAAACCACACTGGCTCGCATGCTAAATCCAGCAACTACCTTGTTTATGGACTTGGAAGCTGGTGATACAGCAATCGAAGGACATCCTATCGACGTTGTGCGTCCTCGCACATGGGTAGAATGTCGTGACCTTGCGTGCTTCTTGGGCGGTGCAAACCCATCCTTATCAGAAGACCAGCCATATGGTCAGTCGCACTACGACTATGTGGCGCAGATGTATGGCGACTCCTCAGACGTATGGCAGAAGTACGATACGCTGTTTGTGGACTCAATCACCGTAGCAGGACGTTTGTGCTTCCAGTGGTGCTTACAACAGCCTGAAGCGCGCTCTGAGCGTTCTGGCAAGGTCGATACTCGCGCTGTTTACGGAATGCACGGTCGTGAGATGATGTCTTGGCTTACACACATTCAGCACATCCGCGCAAAGAACGTGATCTTTGTCGGCATCTTGGATGAAGTCACAGACGATTACGGTCGCAAGCAATACAACATGCAGATCGAAGGCGCAAAGACTGGTCGTGAATTGCCGGGAATTGTGGACGAAGTTATCACAATGGCAGTTCTCTCAGGAGATCATGGTCAGTATCGCGCCTTTGTATGTCAGCCGCTAAACGAATGGGGCTACCCAGCCAAGGACCGTTCTGGGCGTCTTGACGTATTAGAAGAGCCGCATCTTGGCAAACTGATTGAAAAGATGAATAGTGGCTCACCATTAACCGACAACGATCTTACGTTTGTCGATCCTACAACTCAAACTTCTAGCGAAGGAGAAGCATAATGCTTAATTTTAATAATGTACCCGCAGACGAAAACCCAAAGAACCAAGAGTTTTCTTTAATTCCTAGTGGCTCTGTGGTTCGCGCAGTAGTTCTTGTTCAACAGGGCGACATCGAATTGCCTGAATTCGGTCAAGGCGCATGGTTCAAGAAATCACAAAGCACATCCGCTAAGTGGATGAACCTTGAGTTCACAATCATCGGTGGCGAGTATGACCGCCGCAAGTTCTGGCACAGCGTATTTGTAGATGGCGACAAGCTAGGTCAAAGCGGTATGCCTCATGCTAAGGAGATTGGTCTGCGCACGTTGAAGTCTATTGTCGAAAGCGCACGAAACATCAGCCCAGCGGACGTATCTCCACAAGCGCAGCAAAACCGCAACATCAGCAGTATGATGGACTTGAGCGGTATGGAGATTTGCGCTAAGATTGGCATCAAGAAGGGCACCAACGGTTATAAAGACAATAACCAACTTATGGCTGCTCTCACGCCAGATAACTCAGAATTTTTGCCCCAAGGCAGTATTCCAATGCAACAAACTACAATTGCTCCGAATGCTGCACCACAAGCTCCTGCACAAAATAGCGGTGCAGTTCCTTCTTGGGCGCAAAGGTAATCTAGCGGCAGGGCCATTCCGCGCCTGCTAGACCACGGATAGGGGGGCCGTGGGCCGCGAACCCCCCAACTTACTATTCTAGCAAATAGGTATAATCATGTTACTCAGACCCTACCAAGAGGTAGCCGTGTCTGACGCTTGCACCGCGTTAGACAAACACAAAAACACACTCGTAGTCGCGCCCACAGGTGCAGGCAAAACGATCATGTTATCCGCCCTTGTTGGCAAGAGATACAAAAAGGGCAAGCGCGTCCTAATCATCCAGCATAGAGATGAGCTAGTTGAGCAGAACAAAGAGAAGTTCGAGCGCGTTAACCCATACATCACAACAAGCATTGTGAACGGCACTGTAAAGCATTGGGACGGCGAAGCTGTATTCTCAATGGTTCAAACAATGTCGCGAGATAATAACCTGCGCAAACGCCCGAAGTTTGACATGGTAGTTATCGACGAAAGCCACCAAGCCGCCGCAGACACCTATCGCAAGGTGATCGACGCCGTGATCGAAGACAACGAAGACGCAGAGATTGTGGGATTTACAGCCACACCGAACCGTGGAGATGGCAAAGGTCTGCGTGATGTGTTTAACAACTGCGCACATCAGATCGAAATGGCGACACTAATTCGCGAAGGATTTCTTGTGCGCCCTACATCTTATGTCGTTGATCTGGGCGTTAATGACCAACTGGATAATGTGACGCGCCGTGGCAAAGAGTACGACATGGAAGAGGTCGCAGCGATTATGGATCGCCAAGTCATCAACGAACGTATCGTGGATGAGTGGATGGAAAAAGCTGGTGATCGCAAGACAGTCGTGTTCTGCTCAACCGTCCTACATGCCGAACATGTTTGCGAAGCCTACCTTCGCGCTGGCATCAAAGCCAATTTTGTTACGGGAGAAACGCCCAAAGACAAACGCGCCGAAATGCTGCACGATCTTGAGTTCGGTGATCTGCAAGTGATCGTCAATGTAATGGTGCTGACAGAGGGTTTTGATGCACCCCCAGTCTCGTGTGTTGTCTTGACACGCCCATGCTCTCAGAAGGGCACAATGGTGCAGATGATCGGTCGTGGACTGCGCATCGTTGATCCTGAGCTATATCCAAATACCATTAAGACCGATTGCATCGTCATGGACTTTGGCACATCAATCATCACGCATGGTACGCTGGACGAAACAGCAAACCTAGATGGCGCAGAGAAGCGCGAAGGCGAGGAAGCTCCCACTAAGGTTTGCCCAGAGTGCGAAAGCGAAGTCGCAACAAATACGCGCGTCTGTCCAATCTGTGAGCACGAGTTCCAGCAAAGGCAAAAAGACGAATTGCACAACTTCGTCATGACCGAATACGATCTTATGGAGATGTCACCATTCATGTGGATTGATCCATATGGTCTTGGCACTGCAATGATGGCTACAGGCTTCCAAGGCTTTACTATGGTGGCGAAGGTCGGAAACTACTGGATGGCGATTGTAAAGCCGCAGACAGGGCGCGTTAGAGTGGTATCTATCGGTGAGAAGGTGCACGCGATGGCCGCAGCGGACGATTTCTTGCGCGAGATCGAAGATAGTAGTGCAGCAAACAAGTCAAAGCGGTGGCTCAACCAAGCCGCTACGCCAAAGCAAAAAGAAATTCTGCGCAATAAAGGCGTGCAGATTAGCGAAATGGATTTCTCTTGGACAAAGTACAAAGCTGCATGTTGTTTAGGATACTATTTTAATCGAACACAAATTGATAGACTGATCGCAGACAACTGGGAAAGATTAACGGGAGAAGAACATGGAACGGTCTGAAACATTAGATACGGCTAAGGAATATGTCACCAAGGATCGTGCCGCTACGCATGGTAATATGGAGTCAAACCTGACAACTATAGCAAACCTATGGTCGATTTACTTGGACACGTTAATCAAGCCGCATGACGTAGGGGCTATGATGACTATGCTTAAAATTGCTCGCATAAAATCCAATCCCCAAAATGCAGACAACTGGATCGACGGCTGTGGTTACTTGGCGTGTGGCAACGAATTGTCCAGCAAGGAATAAAAATGGCTCGCTTTGAAATGTACCTATTTATGGTCGAATCAGAAAAACAGACGATAGAAAGCTCTGAATATGAATTGATCTGTTGGGTAAAAAATAGCGAAGACCTTAATGAAATTCAGTCAGTGGCGAATGATGTAATCAACACCCACATAGAAGATGCTGAAAACACACTTATGTTTGGAACCGCAAGCATAATGGTTAGAGGGGAAGAGGTTATGAATCTAGGATTCAGAAACAACGAAATTGACCCCGATAAAATTGACGAGGTAATAGACCTTATTTCGACAGGAGAGGAAATTGAGCATTGAGCGATAATTCAACAGCACCAGAGCCAATGAGAGAATTGGCACACATACTTGGAGTATTCGGCTGGAACACAAGGTTTTCTGATTTAACAGAAGAGCAAGTACATACGCTGATATTCGGTATCCAAGAAGCAAAACGATTAGATCAGGAGATTAACATTGGGCAACTCGAAGACACCTACTTTAAGTCAACAGGCACTTGGCCCTCTACTTCAATCCCGTTCTAGGGTCGATCCTGTAGCGGAAAGCATCAAAGAAGCTGTGGATAAAGCAGTCGTTGCGGGTGAGGAAAAACGGGAGCGCCGTAAATACATCGGGGCATCAAGTATTGGCGACGAGTGTTCGCGCAAGATACAGTACAGATACCTCAACTACCCCATAGATGCTGACAAGGCGTTTAGCGCCCGTACACTGCGTATATTCCAGTTCGGCCACGAGATTGAGGACTTTGCTGCAAAGTGGCTCAAAGACGCTGGTTTCGATCTGCGCACAGAAGACAAAGACAATAAGCAATTTGGCTTCTCTATCGCTGACGGCGAGATACGCGGTCACATAGACGGCGTAATATGCGATGGCCCTGTAGCTATGGGCTACCCTGCGCTGTGGGAGTGCAAGTCAGCCAACGACAGCAAGTTCAAAGGGTTTGTGCGTCATGGCGTCGAGAAAGCGAACAAAACATACGCAACTCAGTTGGCGCTATACCAGACCTATATGGAGTTAACTGAAAACCCTGCGCTGTTTACCGTCATCAATAAAAACACCTCAGAGGTCTATTATGAGCTAGTGCCTTACAATAAAGCCTTGGCTCAAGAGGCAAGTGATCGGGCCGTGAATATCTTGACGGCATCAAAAGCTGGTGACATGCTACCGCGTGTTGCGCAAAGTAAAGATTTTTTTCTGTGCAAGTTCTGCGAGTTTCGTGAAACATGCTGGAATTAGTAAAAAAATATGGGACGCGCTTGGTCGGCGGCATCCCATATTTAGTAGTTAGGTTGTGAACAGGGACAAGATAATGAATCTATTGAGATATGGCAAGACACCACAAGAGGTAGCAAAGAGAATTTCGGAAGAAGTTCCCCGTAGTGTCCAATTGTCCGCACTTTTCGAAACATACCCTCAAGGTGTGCAGCGCGGTAAAGAATTCTTTCTAGGTTCGTTGCGTGGCGAAGCGGGTCAATCACTTCGCATTAACATCGACACCAGCAGTCCGTGGTTTATGACTGGCAAAGATTTCGAATCAGGCGATGGCATCGGTGGTATCTGCAAGGTGTTCAAAGAAGGTCGCGGATATTCGCTCACAGAATGCCTAGATTACTTCAAGCATCATCTGCCCACAGACTACGTTGCTCCGCCAGAAAACATTGTTAAGCCTAACAATCCCATTAACTTCTCTGTAATGGCGTCATCCCCACCGCCGCAAGTCCCGCAGCAAACCGAACAAAAGCAAACTATTAACCCAAGTACGCCGTTCGAAGAGGAATATGC